ATCTGTACTTATCTAATTCCTCTTCCGTAATACATAGTCTATCAGTTCTACTATTCCACTTGCAATCAGTATCGCTCCTAACAACAGTATTATTAACACTACTGCGATTACTAATGAAATTACGTCCAAAATCAATTTGAATTTCTCCCCTCTCCTTTATTTCAGCACTTGCAAAATTCTGTGCTAACCATTTTAACCCTTGTCTGCCAAACACATCGTTATAGCCAAAACAATAGCTTATCATTTCAGGTAATGAATGTGTTTCCCCACAAGCAAGACAATGAAACAACCCGTCAGATTTTCTTATACCAGCACTCGGTCTTTTCTCTTGTCCGTTCTTATGATACGGACAGCACACCATTAAATCTTCTCCACTATCAATCATTTTCTCAAACAGATTTATACCTCTATCTGATAATTGTGCTTTTAATTCTGTAATGATAGATGTAAGTGGCATATTAATTATTAGATTATCTATTTGCATTAAAACACATCCTTTCCGATTGGTTTAGTTTTCTTCTTCTGCTCTTGAGGCTGTCTTTGCTCTTCATAATCAGGTATATATGTAAACATTCCTGTATTTATATCACAATCATATTTCAATCGAGTTCCAACTATGCCGTTTCTCTGCTTCTTTACACATATTTCAAGTGTGGTTTCATGCTGTCTTAACGATATTATCTTACTTGCATTATGAGATATGCCGTCACTATCTCTAATGCTTTCAAGTTCAGGAGTTCCGTCTTTATCTCCGTCAACTACACCGCCTCTATTTGCTTGTACTACTACAAACACAGGAACATTCAATTCTACTGACAATGACATTAAATCTTCACTTATATTTGTCAACGAAGTGGTCTTATTATCTCCGTGCTTTCCTCGCTCATCTGTCATATACGTTATACCGTCAACAGCAATCGCCTCTAAATTATGTTGCTTAATAAAATTCTTTAACTTGCCTACAGTTATCCTATTACCGAAATCCGCGGGAGTTGAAACAATAAATTTGTTCTTATGTGATTTTAACTCTTGGATATATTTTTCATATTCTGACAAATCAATATCGGTTCTGCCCCACATCAAGTCTTTATTACTAAAGTTCTTAAACAACGTATCAAAACGATAGCCTATACTATCTGCACCCATTTCTGGAGATATATAGCCGACATTAGCACCTGTCTCCCATATATGCGTGATTATCTTCTCTAATACCCATGACTTACATTGATTAGTCCTTGCGAAGATAACAAAAAACTCTTCACCTCTTTGTATGCCGTGTATAACTTCATCAAGTTCCGGGAATCCGCTTGTAAAATACCATTCGTCTTGATGTTGCACTCTATCTTTGTAATGCTCTAACCTAACGCTCGCATCTGCGATTAAATCTACTCCGCCTAAATCATAATTCGGTTGAAGCGATTTGACTGAGGATAGCATATATTCAACTGCCTGATTAGCGTCTGTCTGTAATAACTTTCCGATATTCTGCACTACTGGAACAGACTTACGAAACAAGCACTCCTCTTTTAGTGTACTTATTAGGTACTTATCACTCTCTGATACTGAAACCAATTCTATATCAGGAAAGTGCGATAAAAATGTCGCTTTATCAGGTACATTACCAAATTTTGCATAATGGTCTTGAACAAACTCAAATTCTGCTTCGTAGCCTGTCCCTTCAAAATATTCTGCTGTTATAGAATTATCCTCTATAATGCTATAATCGTGAGATTCAATTACCTTTGAGATAATCTGTAATTCAACCACGCATATCACCACCTTTTATCTCAACTATTTCACTATTGTTCCAAACTCTACTTGCTAATCTGTCTCCTATAATGTTTGACAAATCTTCTTTTGAAGTAATGTTGGAAGTAAATATAATTGACTTCTCGGCTAACATTCTGCTATCTATCAAAGCAAATAATTGGGTGTAATCATATTGAGATAGACCTGCAACTACTACATCATCAAGGATTAACAAATCTACATTATGAAGATTATTCCAATCATAGTGCGATTCATGCGTTCTGTTGAAATCCTTTAACTCTAATAACAAACTCGCTGTCGGCACAAACATACCTTTTAGATTCCACAAATTGCCCTCTGCGGTATGATGAAAATATGTCTGTAACATCTTAATAGCCCAACTTGTTTTACCATTACCGAGTTCATTTCCGCATATATATAAATTTCTTCCACTTTCAACAAACTCAACTATATTTTTCCTAATCTCTGCTAAATGTCTAAAAGTCTCCCTATCAACTCGTTGAGGTGATAGCTTAATAGGCTTATATTTAGCTTTAGGGAGTCCGCAATTATCAAATTGCCACTTCATCGACTTGTACTTGATACAGTTGTAACAATTCTCATTACAAACTTCGGCGTACCAACAATCAGTATTCTTCAAGTTCTCCAAGTTCAACTAACCTCCTCATTTCTTCTTTTTCTTCTTGGGACACTCGCCTACGAGGTTCGCCTTTGTGACTTATTGCTTCCGCATTACAACCTCTTGATTTAGAATTGTATTTACCTTCGAGTGCCGCCACAAACTTATCTTCTCTTAAAATAAAATCAAAATCTGCTTTCCAACCTCTATCATTTTTACCTTTGCAAAAATCAGAGTTCTCTAAATTAGTAAATACTTGTAATATCTCCTCTTCTGAATACAAATTGCAAAGTTTAAGAATGGCTTTACGCCTTCTATCGGTTAATTTAACGCATTTAGGAAGTGACTTGCAGATGTTGTTGTACTCTACGACAAACCAGTTAATTTTCTTTGATTTTTCTCTTATATTATAATTAGCATCTTCATTATCTTCTATTAATTTATTTTGTTTATTAGTATTATTAATATTATTTGAATTATTAAGTATATTAGTATTAGATATACTACTAATATTATTGATGCAACTCAGTTGTAGGGTATGCAACTCAGTTGTATAGTATGCAACTAAGGTCATGCCATTAAAATCTCTGCTTTCCTTTTTAATGAGACCTTTATCTAAAAGATTTTTAAGATTTTTTTGTATCCCTTGTTTAGTTGCTCCGCACCAATCTGCAAGATATTGTAAACTGCCTGTAAACTTACTTTCACCATCTTGAGTTGCGCCGTATATAATTGCATACACTAACAAATCATTCCCAGTCAGATTCAATTTAGTTCGCATCCAACCTTGTATTGTAAGGTAGTTAGTATCTTCAACTTTCATATTTACCTCTTTTTCTGTAACAAAAAACTTGTCAATAAGATTGTGCAAGAACCTTATTGACAAGTTCAGTTGTCGGTTATGATGTTGTACGCGGTTATACCCTTGCACCATATAACCGACAATTTAAGAGTGTGACTAAATAATCAGTACATTATTGATTATAGCACAATATTTATTTCTTTGCAAATGATTTAATAATGTCCTCAATTTGAGCATCAACTTCTGTATTAACTGTGTCCCAAAGAATTGCTCGCTCCTTCTCAATATCGAACTCAATATCAGTAGGGAGTGTGCGCTCTTCGGTGTACTCAACTGTATAATAGTTATCATGGACCTTAACTGACGCTCTTGAAGTCGCTCTAATTGCGCTTATTTGCGCTTTGCTCTCATAAGATGATAAATTACTCATTTTTCATGCTCCTCGCTCATTTAAGACTATTTCTGCGCGTTTTATCGTGTTTGATTACACAAATAATTGCAATAATATTGAATATTACTACTTCGCTTATCAAAGTTACAATTATTCCTGCAAGAAACGCATTTACTGTAAATGTCATTCCTTCTTCCCTTTCTTAATGATGTCTAACTTAGGAATAAGTTTTGTACTTCTGCAACTATCCATAGCACACATAGCATCATCAGAAAGTTTGCCATGATAAATCTCATTTTCGAGAATATCCATATCAATATACTCCTTAGTTTTGATACATTGTGTATCAGGAGCAAATCGTTTTAACTGTTTAATCAGTTTCTCCTCGTCAAGAGATTCACGCTTTGAAACAGAATATCTTACACCTGAGCCATTCGGTAACGGAACTTCATCAACTTTAAGTAGTTCCATTAACTGTTTAATGTTTGTGTTCAAGGACTTACACTTCTTTTCAAGTGGGTCTAATTCTGACTTAAACTGAACATATTGTTCCACATTATTCTTTAAGTCAACTGCCATTCTCTCTGTGTCGTTGTTTTTCATTTACTGTTCCTTTCTTACATATCGTTGTGTTACACTTCCCATAATACCCTTACACCCTTTTGGCATAGAGTGTTTGAACATTATAAGACTGCCTATGTCAGATTTATCCCAAAATCTTTGACCGTGACCGCCATGACATTCATAGTCAGGAAGCAACTTTACAAATTCATTATCAGGATTTTCACGCTTAAATCTATACCAATTATTTATTGTTTGTCCTGACACTCCGACTAAAATTGCTACCTCTTCTAACTTCAATAATGTTCTCAATCATTACACCTCCTTCCGATAAATATTATAAACATTATAATATATATTTATTAAGACAACAAGTAGTTAATCAAGGCGTTTTTGTCTCCTTCGATTTTCCCATCAACTAAAATATCGGACATAGCACCCTTCTTTTCTACGAGTTCATTTATTCTTTCATCAATAGTGTCCTTGCAAAGCAAAGTATATATTGTAATGTTTGATTTTGCACCGATTCTGTGGCATCTATCAATCGCTTGTTCTTTAAGTGCCATATTCCAAGGTTCATCAAGAAAAATCTCAACTGTTCCCGCTGTTAATGTAAGTCCTGTACCCATAGCACCTATCGTGCCGATAATAAATTTTACTCTATCATCATTTTGAAACCTATCAACATACGATTGACGCTCATTATCTTTAGTCTCTCCTGTTATCATTACACCACTATACTTCTTTGATAATCTTTCAAATGCAGGATTTGTTATCTGTGTCCAATTAGAAAAGATAACAACTTTATGTCCGTTTTCAATCGCATCATCAACAAGTTCTTCCATTCTGTCAAACTTTGCTGATTCCTTAATCGTACTTGAAAGAATTGCAGTATAGCCTGTTGCTTGTCTTAATCTAATAAGTTCAGACAAAGGGTTATTTGCCATTTTAATCTTGTCGATATTATTAGCAATATCAGAATGAGCCTCGCTATATACAAGTGCTTGTTCTTTGCCCATTTCAACATACTCATTAATAAGTATCTTTTCAGGCAAATCAAGTACCTTTTCTTTTAATCTACGCAACATCATGGTAGAAAGAGTTTCATCTAACTCCTCAAGATTCTTATATCCTACAACTTGATAACCACCATAGCCACCCATTTTACAATGATGTGTCTTAAACTGATAGAAAGAATGACGCTCATAGCCAAGCCAATTCAACGGCATATACAAATCAAGAGGAGCGTTCATAAGTGGTGTTCCTGTCATAGCAATTTGAATAGGTGTATGCAACTCTAATATTTGTTGTGCCTGTTCTGCATCAGGGTTCTTACACTTATGAAATTCATCCACGGCAATCATTTCAATCTCGCCTGAATTACATAATTCCTTTAACTTTTCTGTTATCGGGTATCTGTATTCATCTACTTCCTGTATTTTGCCATTAATCCTCTTTTTAATCTTTCTACCTGTCTTAACCTTATATCTCAATGTTTCAATGTTAGTAATAATAAATCTCGGAAGAAAGGATAGATTATTCAAATCTTCCAACTTATCTGCATTACTTCCTATGATTATCTTGCCATCTTTTCTTGTATTATCTTGGCCTAAAATAAATGCTCCATCGTCTGAATGAGTATAGACTTCATTACGCCAGTTCCACTTTAGTCCGTTTACGCAACAGATTATAAGACAATGTTTAACCTTCTTTACTCTTGCAATATCAATAACTTGCTTTGTCTTTCCAAGTCCTTGTTCATCGCCGAGTAGCCATTTATCGTGATTAAGTCCGTACTCTACACCTTGAATCTGATGCTTATAAGGCTCTGTCTTAAACTTAAAGTTCTTCGGGATAGTAACTCTCGGTGTATCATTCAACTTGATATACTTTCCTGTAATATCTATATCATAATTAGATAACTTATTTACAACATCACCAAGTTTGTTGAATGGAACTTCCCATGACTTATTTTTTACATCATAGAAACGGGTTGAGAATGATTTTATAATAGATAAAATCTGTTCGTCATAATCAAAAGTGATAAATAATGAGTTATCACCATTACACTTTACACTCTCTTTAATTACAATGTTTATCATGTTTTTAACTCTCTTTCAAAGCGTTTTAAGTCTGCAATTTGTAAACATTATACTAAATGTTTGAATACTTGTCAAGTGCATATTAAAAGCGAGTGCCTTTCGACACCCGCTCTTAATCGGAAACAGCATGAAAATTCATTCACAATGTTATTATAACATTATCTTTTCATTTGTTCAATCGCTCGACGATAAGATTCTCTCTCCTCATCATTACGAGCATTACGCATCATTTCCTGTAAGTGTTCAATCATCTGCTCTTTGCTATGTCCGCTATAACCATCATCACGACTTGTATATCTTCCCATAGCGTCACGACCTCTACGATATGAACTATCTTCGCTATATCTGCCGTCTCCGTCACCATCACGACCTCTACGAGCATAAGAGCCGTAAGCGTTAGAATAGTCCTCAGAATATCCACGAGAATAATCTCTTGAGTAACCTTCCTGCTCTGCTTTCTTCATAGCGTCAACGGTAGTAACATCTTTAACAATATCTACCATCTTATAGATATTATCGAGGTCAGATGTAGTCAAGTCTTCCTTTTTGGAAATCTTCTTGAGTTCATCTTCGAGCATATCTTGAATGTCCCATAAAACTCTCATATTGCAATTCTCCTTTCTTATGCTACACGCTCTACTACGAGGTTAGCGTTTTGCACATTGATAGCGGGTGCGGGGTCTGTCGGTGTTGCACCAGATGAAGTATTCTCAACTGCAACAGTAAAACAACAGCCCTTAGGTACTGTAATAAATGCCGTACTTGTCACATTAAAATAGTTAGCATCTGTCGGCGGGTCAGGTGTAACTGCGGCGGGCGTTACGATTGCTTTACTTGTCTGTAAAGGCTCGCCGTCAATAGCGAGTGCTACTGATATAGGTCCCACCGTACCCGTTGAAGGAACTGCTATGTTACCATTGAATGTGACTTGATACCTTGCAAAGCAAGATGTGGGGTTATTTACAATACCACGGAGAATTACGATTCCACTCTCGTTACGATGAATAACATATCCCTTATTACAAGGTATGCTATTATTCAGAATTACATTCTGATTAGGCTGTACGAGTTGAACAGGATTGTAGGTAAATTCAGCCATAGTAATCACCTCACATTACATTCCGCAAGCACAACCGCAACCTGTGTTCTGATTGCAAGTGAAAATAGGGGTTCTGCCATAAACGGGAGTTGTCGGAACAGGGCAAGAATTGAGTCTGTTATACAACTGGTCAACCTCATCAGAGAAACCTCTTTGTATAAAGGCATTCTGCGCTGTCTGTGAAGCGGAAAGATTAGCCATTGTAAGCTGTCTTTCAAGGTCGGCAATCTTCTCATTCTTTGCATCAATCTTATCCTGACAAATCTGGTCTTTGATAGATTGAACACCGCTATTAACAGCGTTAAGCAAAGCCTGTGTATTCTGTGTGTCTGCCGTTCTTGTGGCACACGCTTCTCTTGCAATATCAGAGCCAAGATTAGCAGTAGCAAGACGGTTATCACAACAACATTGTGCTAACTGTGCCTGAATAGCACTCATGCCCTGTGCGGAAGCTGTCTGTGCGTTGAAACTTCTCTCAAGGTCTGCAAGCTGGTTAGTATAAAGTTGCTGTGCAATAGCGTTCTGTGCGCCTGTTACAGAAGAAGTTACTCCTGCGAAACCGCTACACAACTGTTGAGAAATATCTCCGCCAAGACCACAGATTTGGGTTGACAATGCAGATATTCCATCACGAATGGAAGTAACATTGTCATTAAGCATAGCGTTTTGGAAGCCATTGTTTGTGTTTGCGTTAATTCCAGACTGTCCATTAAGAAGCCAAGGAAAGTCATAACTCATCATAGCATTACCACCATAACCGCCTCCAAAGCCGTTACCCCAACCGCCTGCGAACAAGAGCAGAAGAAGAATCCACCAACCGTCTCCTCCCCAACTGTTGCCAAAACCGTTGTTACTGCCATACATAGGTGCTACTGGCATTACCATGTTTTCTGAACCATTAGTCATAGTTCTTTCTCCTTTGTAATTTATTTATCTATCGTTGCAACTAATAGAAATCGTTGTTAAAATAGAATTAGGTAGTGCGATTCTTCGTACTTCTAATTCTTCCTGTGCCTCGTAGTTAAGTCTCCCAACACCGACTACGAGGCTTTATATTGTTAATTACCGCAATAATCTCTGAATTTGAGGGTCATTCTTCATTTGCATAACCCTATTCACTTGTTCTTGTGAAACTTGTCCGCTATTCAATAGATGTTGAAGTATCTGATTAGGGTCATTCATATCCTGGGGTATATTAAATCTTTTAGATAACATACCCATAGGATTCTGCTTAAACTGATTAAGCATATTCAACATATTGTTTTGAGGCTGAAATTGCTGATAGAGAGGGCTTGCCATACATTACTCCTCCTTCATAGTTCTCTTCACATTTGAGTTGTTATTCTGTCGTTGTCTTATAACGCTCTGTATTTCGCTCTTAAATGCGTCAAATTCGCTTCGGCTGACGTAATCTGTATTCT